GCTACGAGTTTGCACTGCCGCAGCGAAATCTCTATGACGGCTACTACGAGGGCAAGACGCCAGGCCGCAACAAGATGGTTCGGGTGTTTGACGCCACCGCCATTAACTCGACCCAGCGGTTTGCCAACCGCATCCAGTCCGCACTGTTCCCGCCCTACCGCGCATGGTGTGAACTGACCCCTGGCAACCAGATTCCTGACGAGCGCAAGCCCGAAATCCGCGAGGCGCTTGAGGTCTATACCGACCAGATGTTTGACGTTATCCGTCAGACGAACTTTGACCTCGCGATGTCAGAGTTCCTGCTCGATCTGTGCGTCGGCACGGCGGTAATGCTAATCCAGCCCGGTGACGAGGACGCGCCTGTGCGGTTTGTGCCGGTGCCTCAGTACCTTGTTTCGCTGGAAGAGGGCCCGCACGGCACGGTCGATAACGTCTACCGCAAGCTGCGTATCCGTGGCGAGGCGATACAGCGCCAGTGGCCGGACGCCAAGATTCCTGAGCGCCTGCAGAAAGAGATCGACGAGAAGCCGGATCAGGAAATCGAACTGATCGAGGCGACGGTCTACAACGTAGACGAGGAAATGTACTGCTATCACCTAATCTGGCAGAAAGACAAGATGGGTGATGAGTTGGTCTACCGCACGATGACCGTCTCACCGTGGATTGTTGCCCGATTTATGAAGGTGCCGGGCGAAGTCTATGGCCGCGGGCCTTTGGTTACGGCGCTGCCGGACATCAAAACTCTTAACAAAGTCAAAGAGTTAGTGCTGAAAAACGCATCCATCGCCGTGTCCGGTGTATATACAGCGGCTGATGACGGGGTGCTGAACCCGCAGTCGATTCAGATTGTGCCGGGTGCAATCATCCCGGTTGCTCGCAACGGCGGCCCGCAGGGGGAGTCTCTGCGCCCGCTGCAGTCGGCTGCTGACTTCAACACCTCGCAGCTGGTCATCAACGATCTGGTGAACTCCATCAAGCGGATGCTGTTTGATGACTCTCTGCCGCCGGACAATATGTCTGCCCGCTCGGCCACCGAGATCGTGCAGCGGATGAAGGAACTGTCTCAGAACCTCGGTTCGGCCTATGGCCGCCTGATTACTGAGGTAATGACGCCGATTGTTAAGCGCATTCTCTACGTTATGGACGAGATGAACCTGATTGACCTGCCGCTTAGTGTTAACGGTCAGCAGGTTAAGGTTGTGCCAACCTCGCCGCTGGCGCAGGCCCAGAACCTCGATGATCTGGAGAAGGTGCTGCAGTTCGGCCAGATAGCCGCTCAGTTTGGTCAGGTCGGCCAGATGGCAATCAATCAGGAAGAAATGCTTGAGTACATTGCTCATAAAATGGGCGTGCCGCAATCGCTGCTAACCACGCCCGAAGAAAAAGAGTTGATGGTTCAGCAGATGCAGGAAATGCAACAACAGCAGGCTATGCAGCAACAGCAACGGGAGCAGTAAATGGAAGGATGGGAATCGCTGCGTCAGGCTGACAATGAGCAGCTGACGAAAAACAAGATCGCGCATGACGAATTGGACTTAATGTTCGTTCGTTGTTTCTCCACCGATGCCGGAACGGAAGTTCTGGATTACTTGAAGTCGATGACGCTGGATCAGCCGTCTTGGTATCCGGGTGAAGACCCATCGCATGGGTTTGCACGTGAAGGCCAAAACAGCATTGTGCGCGAGATTCTGCGTCGTATCGAAAGAGGTCGTAACCAATGAGTGATATGGAAAACGTGAACTCAGAAGAAACTACTGAGACTGCACCTGAGCAGGAAACTCAAGAGTCGGGCGGCCTTTTGTCGCCGGAACTTGATAAACAAGAGGAAGCTAATCCGGAAGAGTCAATTGACCATTTAGCGAAGACCGAAGAAACCACCAAGGAAGAAGACATTGAATGGGGCGAGCGTCCGGAGTGGATGCCCGAGCAGTTTTGGGATGATGAGAATGGCCCTGATCTTGAGAACTTGGCTAAGTCGTATCAAGAACTGCGCTCTAAAATGTCGGCTGGTAAACACAAAGCGCCAAAAGATGGCAAGTATGACATTTCTAGTCTTGCCGATCATGGTGTTTCTGACGACGATCCGCTCTTAAATGAGTTTAAGGGTTTTGCAAAAGAAAACGGTTTGAGCCAAGACCAGTTCGATCAGATTACCCAGATGTATATGGAACACATGGGTGACATGTTTGAGAAGGTCGAGACTGATAAAGAGAAGGAAATTGCAAAACTTGGCCGCAGTGGCGAGAAAGTAATTTCGAGTCTTAATCAGTGGCTCACAAAACTGGGAACTTCTGGTGCCCTTTCTCACGAAGAAGTGGACGCTATTGCATCCAAGGCTGACAGTGCTGACTTTATTATGGCGCTTAATAAGATTAGGCAGTCATACGGTGAGCAGCCAATTCCTGACATTTCTGTGCAGGAAGGCAAAGGCGAAACCAAAGCCGATTTGGACGCAATGGTGGCCGACCCTCGTTACGGAAAAGACATGGCGTACACACAGAAAGTGGAACGCAAATTCATGGAGTTTTTCGGCGAGGCATAGCGAAAGGGGCTTCGGCCCCTTTTTCTTTTTGAAAAATCTGTTATATTTCACCTAACCGACAACTCACATTCGTGAGCCGGTGACCTGATTACAACGGCCCGCACTGGATAACCGTCACAGGTTTTACCCTAAATTAGTTAGAACTTGGAGTAAGTACAATGGCAGTACAGATTTCAAATGCCTTTGTTACCCTCTTCGACTCAGAGGTAAAACAGGCGTACCAGGGACAGCGTCTCCTGGCCGGTGTTACCCGCGAGCGCGTTGGGGTCGAAGGCTCAACCGTACGTTTTCCGAAGATCGGTAAAGGTTCCGCGACGATTCGCGTGCCGCAGACCGACGTTACCCCGCTGAATGTTTCCTACTCGCAGGTCACTGCGACGATGGAAGATTACATCGCAGCTGAGTATTCGGATATCTTTCAGCAGCAGAAGGTCAACTTCAACGAGCGTCAGGAGCTTGTTCAGGTTGTCTCCGGTGCTATTGCTCGTCGCATGGATCAGGTTGTTCTTGATGCCCTCGACGCCTCCGGCACCACCGCCACCGTTGATAACGACGTAGGCGGTTCGGACAGCAACCTCAACATCGAGAAGCTGCGCGAGGCGAAGAACCTCCTCGACACGAACAACGTGCCGATGGAAGGCCGCACCATGCTGCTTCACGCCAACAGCCTGCAGGCACTGCTGGGTGAGACCGAGACCACCTCGGCTGACTTCAACACGGTGCGTGCGCTGGTCACGGGCGAGATCAACACGTTCATGGGCTTCCGTTTCATCACCTTTGGTGATCGTGACGAGGGCGGCCTGCCGGTTGATGGCTCAAACGATCGTACGCTCTATGCGTTCCATCGTGACGCCGTCGGTCTTGGCATCGGCATGAACCAGACCTCGCGTGTGGACTACATCCCCGAGAAGACTTCCTTCTTGGTGGCGTCCATGTTCTCGGCTGGCGCAGTTGCTATTGACGATGAAGGTATCGTCAAGCTGACCTGCCGCGAATCGTAAGGAGGTTTGAATCATGGCTTTTGATAAAGACGGATGGGCAAACATTGGTGCAGCGAAACGTGGGAACGCTCCGGCGCTCTACACCTACTCGACTGCTGATGCTATTGCTGACGTGAATACCGCCGGTTACTTCAACGACCTGGCTGACTCCCTCGAAGTGAACGACCTGATCTTTGTCGCTCACAGCGGTGGTGTTGCTCTGGTTTATGTTGCAAGCAACTCCGGTGGTGTTGTCGATGTGACTGACGGTCTGACCGTCACCGCTACCGACAGCGACTAAACGAAATGGCCCCCTTCGGGGGGCCTTTCTCTTGAGGTGAGTTATGGCTTCTGGCGACACTAAGCTGTCCATTTGTTCGGATGCGCTAATCCTATTGGGGGCCTCGCCCCTTTCGTCGTTTTCAGAAGGCACAGATGCAGCGCAGATTTGTGACCGTATCTACGACGACCTCAAGGACTCCATCATCGCGGCCTACCCGTGGTCGTGGTCAGTCAAGAAGGTGAAACTCGCACGTCTGACAGAGACGCCAAACAGCGAGTGGAAGTACCTCTACCAGTTACCAGGCGACACGCTTGCTGGCGTGCGTGCCGTATTCAATTCCAGCGACCCCGGTCTCCGGCCTATTTCATACGGCTGGGAGATTATTGATAACAAGCTGCAGACCAACGAAGAAGAAATCTGGGTGGACTATC